TATTGGTATAAGTTACTGCTGAAGTTTTTAATGTGGCCTTGGCTGAAGTTATGGCACTGGCCGCACTGGTCAAAATTGTTGATACCGCACTGGTAGTTGGCGCAGTAACTGACGGGTTTGGTTTGCTGGCGCTATTGACAATACTTTGTATGCTTGCAATATTAGCACTGATAGAACCGCTTGCCACACTACCGCCGCTCAATGTGTTGTTGGCATATTGAATAACACCGTTTTGATACAATGTGGTAGGAGCATTGTTAACAATGATAGCCTGTGCAAGGGTATTGATATACCCAATAGCACTTACTGTGGCAGCTTGTTCATAGCTTTGAATTTGATAGATATTGTTGATCCAGTACTGCTGGCCAGCATATATACTTTCACTGTTGCCTCCGTAGATAACATCATAGCATACTGCCCACACAATATATTTTACATCGCGTTGGCAGGTAACTTTGTTGTAGGTCAGTGTTGGATAGTTGGCCAACAGATAAGCAATAATTTCTGCTTGAATAAATCCAATGTTGGCTATCAACAATGATACTGCACTGACTTGTCCTTGTGAAGCACTTGCCACAACTGGTGGGAAGGTAGGAGTAGGAACAACGCCGGTAACAATGATATTACTGATATTTGTTAAAATCTTAGTGACACTGGCTTGTAATGTTGTACTGGTTGATATTGGACTGATAGCATTGATATTGGTAGCTAGATTGGCCAATACACCTGCGATCTCACTAGGAGCAGTGGTGTTGGCTTCCATGACTCCTGTTGCTGTGGTCAAACCAAATACAATGCCATTCAACTGACTACTAACAGTGATGTGAGTTGAATCAACAATGCTGAGAATATAATAAGTGTTGCCGTTAACAATGTTACCAAAACTTGTTCCAGTAAAAGTAATTTGATTACCAACAACCATACTTGTTGTGCTGGCCACAGTAATAGTATTAGCAGTGCCAGTTAAACTGGTAGGAGCAACAGTTGTGTTAGTTAAATTGGTAACAATGTATGTTCCAACGCCCCCGGTTCCCAGGGCAAGTGCAGTGATAACTGTGTTGGCAGGAACACCAAAACCAGTCACAGTCATACCTACTGCCCATACACCAGTTACAGTACCAGCAATGGTCATGGTGTTGCCAGTGATGGAGCCCACGGTGGCTTTGGCTGTGCCTGTGGTTGCAGTTGCCGCTTGATTAATCAAGACCGGAGTGGCTTCTACTCCAGTGTAAGCATACTGAAATGCCAGGGCAACTTGAATACTTTGAAAGTTACTACCAAACTCCAAATCGTAGCAAACTGCATCAATGACGTTGCCAATGTAAGTTTGCAAATTGGTTGTGCTGTACGCATAGGATAGAATCTGATCTCTAGCATAATTAATAGCCGCAGTAATTTGCTGTACACTTGAACTAACATCAGTGTTGTAAGCATTGAATAAAATACTACCTTGTGTGGTACTATTAAAGTTTGTGCCTAGTGCTAGGTCATATCCAACACCATTAACAATATCTTGTATGATGTTTGAATAACGAGTTTGATCAAATGTGAATGTGTTTACATATTTTTGATTCAAGTATGCAATAGTTTCATTTTGAATAAACGATTTATTATTTTCCAACAGTATACTGGCATCTTGATATCCTTGTACACTGTTGTTACCACCTGTGAATGAAATGCTTAATATTTGACTCTTGTACTGATTAGGCCCAATGGTGTATGCAATGGTTTGTCTATATGGCCCAGGTTCTGTGAACGCTATATCGATTATGTTTTGAGCTCGTAACAGTGCCGCGCCTACTGAACGATATGCATACTGCCATGCACGGCCTTCACGACCCGGAGGAGTATTCCGCTGTGTGTCATCACCTACAGTGCTGACATACAAGTTTACAGAGCTGTAATATGAGTTGTTGTCCACATAAAATTTTGAGGCTGCTTGTAGGTCATCAGCGCCATTACGAATACCAAACCCGCTCATACTGCCTGGATGATCGCTCAATGTCAACGCACCAGTCATTGAATCACCGTCACGCAATACAACATGTTGACGCTGTACGGCTTCTGTAGCAACATAGTTGCCAGTCAAACTGGCATTGTAATCTGGATCATTTGTTTGTGCAGTGGTTGGCATTGCACGTACACGTAATGCACCTGAAACTTGTCCGTTGACGGCTTTCAAATAGTTGCTGTCTGCATAATCAACATTGACTGCCAGTTGTCCCAGTGTTGTACTAACACCTGCACTGGCATAAACCGCGTTGAACGACGCCACTAGATCTGCACTTGGATTGCCTAATCTACCAATAGTAAACAAGTTTGCGTTGATTGGCGCACCCATACTTGGAGCCGCATCGTTGATTAGACCAATAGCAGTACTGGCAATAACAACTTCTTGATTGTTGGTTGTGTCAATATTGATACCAATACCAGCAGTAAGAGTACGAGCAGTCAAACTGCTACCAGTGGTACTGCCCATGATAATTTGATTTTTACTGTAACTTGTTCCAGCAATCTTGCCGTTGGTTGTTAGAGTGCCAGTAACAGTGCTGTTGAATGTGACGCTGTTGGTAGTTGCTGATGCAACAATATGCCCGCCATTGTAGCCAGCTGGTACACATCCACTAACAACAATGTTTTCATCAACACTATATGGTATTCCCAGCCCTGGATTTGGATTTGCAAAATACAAAGTTACCTGTGTGCCATCGGCACTAGCACTGGTGGTGGTAAATCCAGTAGTACCGGGCGCATCAGCCAAATTACCAAATTTGATGAATCCACCTACGCCAAATACAGCGTACAGTTCATTAAAGTTTGCATTAACTTTGTTGAACGATTCGCGGATACTATCGCCGGTACCGTCGTTACCTTGTATACCAATGTCAATTATATTTTGTGCCATTTATTAAACTCCAAAGCTAGAACCGCAACCACAAGTTGTTTGTGCGTTGGGATTCTTTATGCTGAATGTACTGCCCATTAATTCTTCTTTATAATCTATCTCTGCACCTGTAAGATACTGCATACTCATAGCATCTACAAGAACCTTGAATTCGTCCAAGGGGATTTCAAAATCGTCATCATTTGCTATTTCGTCAAAAGTAAAACCGTAGCTGAATCCGCTACAACCTCCACCTTGCACAAAAGTACGTAATGATAAATTGGGATTACCTTCTTCGTATAGAAGATCTTTGATTTTTGCCTTTGCTGACTCTGAAATAGTGATCATGATTGCCCTCGATACAATATTTATCAAATGTTTTTTATAATCTTAATGTAAATACTAGTATGTATATCAGCACTGAATTTAGACAAACACAATATGTGCGCACCAGCAAGCGTGGCAAACATCATACCTACGTTAGAAACAAGCGTGTGCTAGTGTTTAGATGTGATGCATGTCAGGAAGTGTTTACCCGTGACAAGGGCAATATGGATCCCAACAGGATCAGCAACAACTATTACCATGTGTGCGGCAACTGTGATGCCAAGAAGTTTGCACAAATGAAGGGCGTTGAAAGCCGCAGAGTATGGGACATGCCCGTAAGCAGTCTCAAGACGCTAGACCAATTCTAGCACTGATCACGTTCCAGTCAATAATCTTCCATTGATTGGCTAGATAGCCTTTCTTGTCAGCTTGATAATCCAGTGCCCAAGCATGTTCCCACCAATCCACCAACAGCACAATGTCCATGCGGATTTCGTGATTTTTGATTGTTTTGATTTCGCCCCTGTGAGACAAGTACACCCAACCACTGCCTTGTATTGCCATGGCTTCTTTGAGAAACTTGTCTTTGAATGTGTCAAATGTTTTAAAATGCTTGTCAATAAATTCGCCAGCAACGCCGTTGGGTTTGTTGGAACCGGTGGGTTTTTGAAATTGTGTAAAGTATATGTCATGTAAAAATGCGCCAGCTTCGTTGAAATCAGCATCGCCTTCACCTTTGTTAAAACGCTTCACATACCCACCGTACAGCTCTCCATAATGATAGTCAATGGTGTCTTCGCTCATGCTGGGCTCTAAATCATCGCGGGCATAGGGCAACTTGGTTTGAGTCAAAGTTTTGGGAGTCTTGCCCTCGTTTAGGGTGATATGACGAATAAAGTTGTACATAATGATATTTATCGTATAAATATTCTACAGGAGATATAACCATGTTACATCACATTAAAAAATTATTCGGTATCAAAACCAAGGCAGTAGAGGCAGAAGTTCCATACAAAGTTGAAACTCCAGCTCCTACACCATCACCTGCTGTTGAAGCAATGGTGACCAGCATAGTAGTAGAAGGCGCTGGCCAAGTAGATATTCCATCTGAAAAGCCAGCCAAGAAAAAGCCAGCAGCCAAAAAGGCGGCGGCCGCTAAGAAACCACGTGCTCCAAAAAAGCCTAAACCAGTTTAAGTTCTAGTGCTCTGTTGTAAACTTGAGCACTGCTCAAGTTTTTGCCTTTGCTTTCGCACATGATATCAAACTGCTCCCAGAAGCTGAGAGCCCAGTCAGTCACGGGCTGGTTCCAATACCAATCACTGTGTGCCCGCATTTTTTGTTTCTTGTAGCCTGTGGCCAACAGTTGTGCATGGTCCGGCATGACATCCACAGGATGATCTACTAGCACATCTTCCCGGCTCACGGAGTAATGCATGGTAGGACGCACACCGCGCCATGAATCAATTATGCGTTTGACTCTGTCGTCTGTGGGTTGAATATATTCTCCAGTACGGATCCAGTGATGATGAATGTCTAGCACCAGGGCACAATGATCCACCAGTTCAATACTGCTGTCAACACCCCATGAGTTTTCATCATTTTCGATAGTGATGCAGTTGCGAGCTTCGGGGCTCAGCTTCTTTAAAGTCTCTTTGATGCCTTCGGGGCCACGCTTGCCTGAAATATGCACATTGATCTTCATGTCTTGGAATGTTCGACCAAAGCCCATCCAACGAGCCATGTCCGCATGATATTCAAATTCTTCAATTGATCGTTCCACAATGCCAGGATTTTCGCTAGCCAACACGCAGAACTGTCCAGGATGGAAACTGATACGCACATCATGTTTGCGAGCTGCCTCGCCTACTGGAGCAAAGATGCGTTCGCAATGCTGTTGTTGATCTGGATGTTGCCACCAATCGATCCAATCTTTTTCAGTGTAACCACTCAGCATTTCCGATCCAATACGCATC